ATTTGCTTTGCTTGTTGCGTCTGCTGAAGCAGTTGCTTCTGCTGCTGCTTGGGCTGCGTTTGCCTTGCTTGTTGCATCTGCTGCTGCTGCAGAGATAGCCTCTGATTTAGCGGTTGCAGCCTTTGTTGTTGCATCTGCTGCTGCTGCAGATTGTGCTGCTGCTGCAGCACCTGATACATCAAATACGCCTGACTTAATATTTAGTTCGCCAGAAATAACTTCCATCTGTGTTGATTCAACGGAGGTAACAAGTGTTTCTCCACCAATTAAATCAATGATGTATTGATCTGACGCTGTTTCTACAAGTACGTTGTTTCCATTGACGGTTGCTGTTGAACCTTCAACGACAAGGCCATTTTTTACCTTGAAATTTTTATTTACTGTTGCCATTTTTTATATCTCCTTAAGCCTTTAATCCAATTCGTGCATAACGAACTGTTATAGGTGTAATACCGCTTACTGGAGTGACTGTTAAGGCCACGGTATTTCCAGTGCGGGAGACATTAATGGTGCCAATATTCCCATCATTGTCGATAGTTCCATATTCGGTAACATTTAGATTTGTACCGTCAATAAGAATTGTTAATTCTGTTGCATAAAATTTGTTTTGCCCTGCAGTGGTTTTTGATATTGAAACAATATACTTAACCATGCGCCATGCTGTTGCATCAAAGTCATCAATAACAGTTACGTTCTCAATTCCGTTGATTGTGACTTCATTATTACCTGCAGAACCTAAGTCTGTTGACTGAGCGGTTGCGGTATCGATTAAATCTTCGTAATTTTCTTGAGTTGGTCTATCACCTGTTTGAAATAGACTTTTAACTCCTGCGATTGATATTCTGGCCATGTGGTAATTATAACACCCATTTTAATAAATATCTTACAAAATATAGTTGCTGTATCCAATAACTTGTAAAGGAATTCCTGGAGTATTTCCAAGACCAATAGCCACAATTTGAATTGCTGAAAACTTAACTCTAAAAGGAAGTATGTCTGTAACTAAGGTGTTTCTTGTAAAATTTTCTATTTGAACTTCAGGATAATCTATTGGAAATATTTTTTCAGTCTTACCTTTTATGTTGTCAAGTATTACTGATGTTGCCATTAGTCTGTTACATCTTCAAGAATCTTCATGCTGCCCTGGCAAACTGTCCAAACTCTTGATGGATCGCTAACCTGAATATCAAAGATGTCTCCTGTCTGCAAGACATTAGATTCTTCTGCTGTAAGCCAAACTGTAAATTCTCCAACAAGATCATCTTCGTCTGCTCTTGGATTTAGCGCCATTATGGTCACAGCATCGTCTGTAATAATTCCAGGGGTTGAATTTGGTCTTTTAATTTTCATAGCAATGTCCCATTCAGATCCAGCACCTTTTAAAATCAAAGGCTCCTTAGCATCATCAGTTACGTAAACCTTAAAACCAGAAGTATCTCCACGGACAACAGTCCAAACAACTGTAGGAGGTTTGTTTCCTATGTCGTATGATGTTTGAGATCCTCTTAGAGTTGCCATTGTAAAATTATACCACGCTTAAGACATTCCGTCTTTAAGTGCTTGCCAAGTTCCGTTACCTTTTGCTTGAACAATTAAAATTCCATTAGCCCCAGTTGCTGCAACAACTCCAACAGCGGTGGCATTTCCAGTAGCAGGTCTAGTTCCAGTAAGGCCACCAGATACTCCAACATAAACTGGACTGCCATTTACATAACTACCAGAACTCAAGTTAATATTTTCCATAACCCCAGCAACTACAACTATTCCTTCAGCATTGTTTGCAAGTGGTTGTTTTAATAAACCTAAAATTGGACCAACTGTTGATTGTGTGGCATAGGATATTTCTGGCTTTGTTGAATATCCAGTTATATATACAGGGTGTCCTGCGCTTAATGATTGACCGCTTTTATTTATCACACCCAACTGAAATGCTGATATTCCCAGTGGTGGCAGCACAATTTTTAGTCTATCAGCAAGTGCCTCAATATCCTTGTGAACATTTACTGGATCGTCTAGTACTGGAAATGGTAAATTAAATATACCGTCATTTGTATTGCCTGATGCCATAGTAATTTTATTATACCATGTCATAAAGTTGCTTTTTAAAAAATCTCATGATATACTTGGTAGTAACACCTATCAAGGTGTTATTGTTTTCTAAGGAGGAAACTATGATTAAATTTATCGAAAGAAACAAAGAGATCATTAGCACACTCAGTATCGTATTGTTATTAGCGGTTATTTCTAACGCTAATGCTTCTTCAGATTTTGATACTAAGAACAACCTTAGCCTGAAACAGGCTCAGACATCGGAAACTACCTCGAAAGAGGTTTTTTTGGTTTCTAAGGCAAAAAAACTAGAGAGTTTTGAAAACAAGGTTTCTCTTACTGACTTAGAACTAAAGGAACTGCTTTCACTAGTAGGTTTTAAGGGTAAAGACCTTGTTGTTGCTTGGGCAGTTGCCAAAAAAGAGTCTAATGGACGACCATTGGCTTTTAACGGCAATCATAAGACTGGTGACTCATCTTATGGCATGTTTCAAATTAATATGATTGATTCCCTTGGTCCAGACCGTAGAGAAAAGTTTGATCTTGACTCTAATGCTGAACTATTCAATCCCGTAAAAAATGCAGAAATTGCATATTATATGACAAAGGGTGGAGATGATTGGTCTTCTTGGAAAGGCATAACTCCAAAGACCCAAATGTGGATGAATAAATTTCCTAAGTAGTAAAATAAATTAGGACCCCTCTTAGGAGGGGTTCTTTTTTATTTCTTGAAGTATCCAGTTATAAGTTTTTTCAATTCCCTCTTTTAATGTCATAGAATAATCCCAACCTAACTTTTCTTTAACTAGGTCATTGTTAGAATTTCTACCTCTAACCCCCAGCGGTCCTTTGATATGTATTTTTCTTAAGACCTTACCCTGAATACTACAAGCAATATCAACTAATTGATTAATAGTAACCATCTCTTCAGAGCCAATATTTACTGGACCAGTAAAATCTGATTGCATAAGTCTTTTTGTTGCCTCTATGCATTCATCTATGTATAGGAATGAGCGGGTTTGTTCTCCGTCCCCCCAAATTTCTACAGAATCTTTTGCTTGTATAACTTTACGACATATTGCAGCAGGGGCCTTTTCTTTTCCACCATTCCAAGTTCCTTCTGGGCCATAAATATTATGATATCTGGCAATGGCTACAGGAATTTTATTGTTTCTATTAAAGGCTAAAAACATTCTTTCGCTAAACAGTTTTTCCCAACCATACTCACTGTCAGGATCTGCAGGGTATGCATCAGACTCTTTAAGGCCAGGATTATTTACATCTAACTGCTTATAGTCAGGATACATGCAAGCAGAACTTGAATAAAATATTTTGGTTTTATTAATATCGTGTTTTGCGTTTAATCTTGATTGAGCCCTTAAAAGATTAAGATTTATAAGTGCAGAATTTTCCATAATTTGAGAATCATTTATGCCAGTAAAAATATATCCTGCTCCACCCATATCTGCAGCAAATTGATAAATTTCATCAAATGCTATTGTGCCCACGGGATGTATAACGCTTTCAATATTTTCATAGACAGATAAATCTTTTTTAATAAATTCATCTGCTTTTGTTTTTGAAAAATCTGGAAACTTTAAATCAACACCACGAACCCAATATCCTTCAGATTTAAGCCTATTAACCATATGGCTACCTATAAAACCACCTGCACCTAAAACTAATGCTGTTTTCATTACTTCCTCACAATTATGTTAAATAAAGTATATGGCAATATTTTAAACTAAACCAGATATTTGTTTTTCCCAAAACTCAGAAACATGTAGATGTCTATGTAGTCCAGGATGGGGCCAATGTGCTCCAGGACCTTTTAGCCGTCCATAGTTATAGGGTATTTTATGATAGTCATATGCATGGTCAAATATCTCTGGATACTGATCTTTATATTCTTTATGGCATCCCTGCCAATTTATCATTTCAAAATGAGGAGGTAGTCCAGATATATCTTTTGGGTTACACCCAAATTCAAATGCTTTAGGAAATTGTGTTTTTGTTGTGTCTGTAACATAATGCCTAAAGTTGGTCTTTAGAAATTGCTCATCTTCCTCTGTTAGTCTGTTTGACCAGGTAGTCCAAATTAATTTAATATCATTAGATTCACAAAAAGCCTCTAGCATTTTAATATGATCTAAATTTTGATAATAGACCCACTCATATGGCAAAATTTCTTCATAGTCCCAGGGTGCTGTTGCTTTTGTTGTTTTATTTTTATGATTAATGTACCACATATGCATTGAATTAGCATCTTGACTAATAAAATAAAATCTTTCAAAGTTAGCAAAGTGTGCAAGAACAACTTTTGGTTTATATTGATATTGATGAATCATTCCAAAAAAACTTGAAACTAAAAGATTGGCAGATGCTCCAGAATAAGATATGTTTCCAATAGGTTTATTAATTTTATCTGAAAGAATATTAGACCATCTAAGATTTTCTGGCATTCCCTGTCCCATAGTCAATGAGCATCCTAAAACCACAACCTCTGGATTTGTAGAAAATTCTATAGACCTTAATCCATCACTATTCCATACATAATTATATTCTGGTCTTTCTATTTCTGAATGTGATGCCAATACTGCATTAGTAACAGAATAATTTGTATTGGGGTATTTTCTATTGATTCCACAATAAGGAATAACTCTTGGATTAAATATATCAAATAGCATTAGTATGTGTACCCACCTTTTTTAATTTTTCTATATTTTTTCCACATAATAAATTTATAAACAATTCTTTTTAGCATTTTGATTCTGCCCACTCTCTCCACCACATTTTTCTTCCGTTATCAAGTTCATGGTTATTCCAAGAATATGGTTGTCCTGTTGCTTTTTGGGGATTGTCAAAAAAGTCCCAGGTTTCATTTCCTTTTTGATTTCTATTTCTATGTATATAGGCAGTGTATGTGCTTCCTGATGTACCAACAAAATTTGTAGCATTATGCATTACTAGATTACAAATAAGACCAAACACGACTTCGTCTTGAAATGGTAAAGACATAAACTCATTTCTAAAATTATTTACAATGTACTCATCTAGCAATATAAACCTGTGCTTGTTGTCTTGAATCATTTTGTGTCCTGGCTGACATGTTGTTACAACTATTGGAAGATTGTTTTGTGCAAACTTATCTAGCCATAACTCAAACATTTCTTGCTTTGTTTCAAACATTTTAACATGATCTGAAAGCCTTAAATGCATTCCTTGAAAATGTCCTATTGAGTGATATATTTTATTTGCTAAATCAAAGTATTCTTTTTTAAATTTAACTGAAGATATTGCTTTGTTAAGACTGTTGCTTCTTTTGTAAAAAAATCTTGAATACCACCCTAGAGTTAGTTTTAGGTGAAGTATCTTGTCTAGTGGAAGTCTTTTTCTTCCCTCTGCAAAATACTTTTCATCATCAGAAAAATCTTGATGACTACTATAATAAAAATTATTTAAAATATCCTCAATAACTATTTCTTCTTGCTTAAAACTATCTATTTTTTCATTAATAAAAATCAAGTTTGAATCAAAATCCATAAGATCTAGCAAATGAGGATACTGGTCTGGATTTGTAAAACCCTCTCTTTGCTTATTATGAAATCTACTAGGAGTATAAATTGGAATATTGTCAGTATTATAAAGTTTTTTATCTGCAGTATATTGTGTATAGTGAATTATTGCTGGCACATTTAACTCATGAGATAATCCAGTTGCTAATTCAAGACTCATTACCTGATTTATTAAGCCTGTAGGATTATATAGTTGAAAAAATAACTTATTCATTTACATAGTTTCTATTTTTGGCTTTTCTTTAGTATTTCTTTTTCTAATGTCTGTGTATAAATATTGAGGACCATGTTTAAAAAACCAATGATCTGGCTCTGTATAAAAAAAGAATGCATTGGCAACCAAATTAGTTTTTGGATTTGGAAAATCTTCTCTCCAATGTTGTTGATCATTGCCATATGATATAACTGCATCATTTTCTTCTGCTTCAAACTTTATACCCTCAACATAAAAATCCCAAGGTGTTTTATGAAAAATCGTGTAGTTTATATGATATGTACAAGCGTTGTCGTCTTTGTGTTTCCAAAGTTTTGCTTTATCCCCTTCATAAATACTTAGCACACACCATGATGGCAATAAAGTTTCTGATTCAAATTCTTCTCTTGCCAAAGGTAATAACATTTCATGAAACTTTCTAAGTGGCTCTATATTTGTACCGTGAGTATTGTCCCAAATTGTCCATTGGTGTCTACCAAACGATTCATCATAAGTACTCTTGTCTGTTGACCATAAGTTCATTGCTAGATTTTGCAACTCTAAATGTTCTGCTGGTGGAAATACTGTTTTTAATAAATAAGGAGTTTTCATTTTACCACTTACCTAATGGACATACTGCTTTTTCTAGTTTTGTTTTTAAATGCATTAGACATCCACACTTTTTGCACTGTTTTGTTAGTTTAATAAGTTCTGGACAAGCCTTACATATAGAGTATCTGTCTGTTGCTTTTTTTTCTTCTGCCCATTCTGCATTAGGATTTGCAAGATCCCAAGGTCTTGTTTCTCCAAGATTTTTTTTCCATTTTTGATACGGGGATAAGTTTTCTTCTAACACTCCCAACTCCTAAACTATTTCAAAAGTTATTTCAGGATTACTACTTAATGCAGCAATAAGCATATCATTAGTGGCCACTCCTACGCAATATCCTATACCGCCATAATAAACATTATTAACAATAAAAGCAATAGATTCACAACCGTCTACACAAAGATCTAATGGATTACATGCAGGTTTGTGTTCTTCGCCTTCTGGGGCAATAAAAGATGATCCGTCCCAAACACTTTTTCTTGCTGGGAAATAATTCAAATGGGTTATATTTAAAGCGGTTGGATTATTTGAAAGTGCATAACATTTATCATCTAGTAAAGGATCAATAGAATTTCCATTAGGATGTACTTCAATAGATAAAAAATTTATTTTATCCCCGTCTATATTAGCAAAAAAATCTTTTCTCATAGTAATTAGTATACCTTATCCCTAGTCATTACATCCAAGGAATACTCCACAACTATTGTAAATGCTTGCATAACCACCGCACCGTGGCTCACCATAAACATAGTAGTAGCCATCGCAATTTGCTACTGGAGTAGGTGTAGGTACTGGAGTAGGTGTAGGTACTGGAGTAGGTGTAGGTGCTGGTGTTGGTACT